GTTAATTTAGATACAGGATTAATCTCTCCTTTATTTGTCTTTAATCCTGATGAATAAGCATGTTTAACATTATCTTTAGCTGAACACCATTCTAAATTAGATGCAGTATTATTGTATCTATTACCATCCTTGTGATTTACTTGTGGTAAATTATCAGGATTAGGATTGAAATGTTCGGCAACTAATCTGTGTAATGGATAAAACTTATCAAGGTGTATTTTAACATATCTATTATTCTTATTAATAGAAGTACCTTTTAATACATATCCTTTAGTTTCATTCACAACTACACCTAATGTATCAATACTATATTCACATTTTAAATCTTTATTAAGTTTTACTTTTCTGTAGGACATATTAATCTCCTTTAGTTAAAAGTTAGTTATTGCTCGGTATTCCCATTTTAAAGGGTTCACCGAATTAAAGTAGTTTATAGAGGGCCACACTCGACCCTCTCAGCATCTCTTCTTACAGCAGAATTAATTAAGAAAGCCTGTCCTATTCTTCTCTTATATTCATTTAATACTTCATTGACAGGTTTGAAGTCAGCATGTTTCTCAAGTTGTAGTACACCTACATCCTCTACATTCCCATAAATCCATTCACCTGTAGGAGCAGTTGCTACTTCATCAATATCTATAATACTTCCTTGTCTTAAGAAGTATTTAACATCAGCCATAAGAGCCATACCTTTAGCTATAGCTTCTGATAAGAACTCTATAACAAAGAAGTCACCTGCATGGTCCTCTACTAAACCTCTACCATAGTCTTCTCCGTTAGTATGGTTCCACATAAGAGGTAACCAAGGTAAATCTTGCTCTGGTATCTCTTGCCAGGACTTAATCTGAACACCTAAAGCTGATTGTGTTACTCCAAATTTATCCTTTTCGATGCGGTAGACCCAAGTATATAAGGATACTTCCTCATCTTTCTTACATACTGTATCCCCTTTAATACTTTTAAGTTGATCTTGTATCTCATTAGAGAGTCCAGAGAAAGCTTTTCTTTCATGAATGACAAGTTCTACTAATTTACCAGAAGTATCTCTTCTCATGCAGTATCTATCAAGCTTAATAGCCTGTAAATTACCTTCATTAGGTAGATGCATTAATACATTACCAGCTATTAATAGATTCTTAGCAGCATCTACATAAGCAACTCTGGCAGCTATCTTATTCTGATATGTTTCGCATCTTTTCTCAGCTTCTACTAATAACTCTGATAAGTCTGTTGGATCATAACCTGACTCAACAAGCTTAGCCTGTACTTCTTGTTCAAACTCTAATTTAAAGAATGATCTTTGAACAGGGAATAAGGTAGTAGTTATTTTGTTTGCAAGATGGTTAACAGCTTGAGCTCCTATTCCCTGAAACCCATGCTGATTAGCATTAACTCCTCGATTATTATTGTCATGGTCAGGTAAGATATAAGGTAACGTGAATTTGCTATACTCTCTTGCTCTATCCAGGTACTGGTTCCTGGTAGATTGAAGGGCAGTATACCGCCCTTCGAGATCAACAGCAGCTCCAACGCCCTGCTTAACCTTCCTTAACAGGGTCTCAGGCATATTAGACGCTCAATCCTGAGCCAGTGCTACCAGTAGATGCACCACCTGAGGGCTTGATTAAAGCTCTCTTTCCTTGAGTTCTAAGATCACCTGGTTGCTCTTCTTCACCACCAAGTACAATATCTTCTTCTTCTGTGTCAACTGTTCTTTCCGGTCTTTGTGCCGGGGTCTTTGCTTTCGGTGCAGACATACCCATTCTTTAATCTCCTTTACAGTTTTAAATTAAAATTATAACCACCTATTTTAAATCCAAGTGATTCATACATTGCTCTTGCTGGTTTATCATTATCTATTCCAGAATGGGCTCCGCAGTGGATACTTTTACATCCACTAACTTTGCACCATTTAATAAAAGCTTTGATAAGAGACTTACCAATGGATTTATTTCTGGCCTCTTTAGTCACATACATAAACATTTCTTGACCAATAGGATCATCAGACCATACTTGTCCTGTAATGCAACCCCAGAAGAAACCAACAATATCTCTCGTTTCATTATCATAAGCAATAAAGATATTATGACTCTTCTCTGATATGGCAAGCATAACATATCGCATGGCTTTATTCTTATCAAAGTCTAACCCATTCCAACGGTCAGCTTCATTGATATATTCTTTAGCGATTGTCATCAGCTTAGGTAGGTCTAAATCAATAGCTACCCTTATTGTATATGGCATTTATTTTTCCCCTTAGTTCAGAAAGTATAACGTTCTTGATCATATCTCGATAGTCTGACTTGTGATTTACAGGTACAGGGCTTAAGATATCCATTAGAAGACGATAGACATCAGGCGTAATGATTACGTTAGTATTCTTCTGTCCATTCTTCTGACTCTGCATCAGTTTCGACAATGATAACCTCCTTTATTTCTTTTGACAGTTCAATTATTTCATGGATATCCTCATCATTTAATCCTGATAGCTTAGCTCTCTCATAATCCTGTGTTGTAATTTCTTTATCATCCATAAGAATACAAAAGAGATCACTTATCGCTTCAAGCCTATTCATACATCAGCCTCCGTTTTATCATATCTAAGTTCACCTACCTTTGGAAGTCTTAGCTTACCCTTACTGGATTCTTGTAAAGCATATACTGTAAAGATTTTACCTAAAGGACTTGATGTTAGTTCAGGGTAATTAGATGAGATAACTTTACAAGCTTCAAGCATCTCTTCTGCATCCTCATGAGTCCAGCCTTTACCAAGCATAGCTTTAATCTCTTTTCCATTCCTCCATTTAAAGATTAGATTAGCTACCTTACCTGAGTATTTACCAGTACCTTCTTCTACTCCAATACACTCAAGATCATAGGAGATATCTTTAACTATTTTCATACTTCTAAAACCCTTATGACCAGCTTCCCATCCACAGTTGCAAGCTTTGAATACTGCCCCTTCTTTACCTGCTGCTATACAACTCTCAGCATAATTCATTATATCTTTTTCTTTCAGGAGTAAGTCAGAGGTGGCTATAAGATGATCAGTACTAAGCTCAAAAGGTTTTAAGTTATCGAGCAACTGAACATATCTTACTCCTGCTTTTACGAAAGATTTACCATCAATAAAAGCCTGTAGTGTTACATAGTCATGAAACACTAAGTAAGAGTTAAGGCAATGCTCATGCTGTTCAAAGGTTAGCATCTTAATTCTATTCGGATTAAAGATGCCAGATAGCTCTTCGAGAGAGCAGTTATCACAACACAACTCAGCCATGTAAACGCCAGGTGCTATAGATTTATCCTTATCTATAAGGCTATTTAAAAGATAATCAGTACATGAGAACTGCTTACCTGTACGAGTAAAGAAAGCTATGTCATCTTTATCCCTAACTACTACATGACAGAACAGACCATCATATTTAATCTGTGCCAGGTAGAGATCATTAAATTTCTTACTCTCGGGTACTTCTTCTAAGTGCTTTACCAACTGTGTTACTTTATTAATCTTACGGTGTTCGGAGTCAAGTCCAAGAAATTCAAAAATATTCATATTAGTTATCTCCTTTTAAGTTGTCTAACAGTGTTAGACTAATAATGGTTTACTGTACCTTTGGCTTTAATCTGCCTAATACGTTCCTTACAAACATGGATAATCTTTTCATAATCGAGTATCCTTAGTTCTTCTATGGTTAGGTTAGGGTCTGACTTATGCCTTAAGATACGCTTAATTATATCAGCATCCCAAGGATTAAGTCCGTACTCTTCCCAAATATCCCAAGGTTGAATAGTATAATGAGAGTAGTCAGAGTTACCTACATTATAACTTCTAACATTTCTCATATCCTCTTCCTCATTCAATACTGGTCCCTTACTCATCTTTACCTCTTACCTCCTGTACGTTAAATTTCCATTCACAGAATACAGGGTCGAAGTATACACCAATTACCTTATACTTCTTCCCTGCATAAAGCTGGAAGTATTTAGTTGCCAGCTCCTTAAACATCATAAGCCACAAACTCCACCGGAACATTTCTCTTCTGTCTCATCAAAGACCGTACCAGTTCTATTCTTAGCTTCATAGTATGGGACAGCAGTTAGTGGCTGCCCACCTCGTGCTCCATCAGGATAGCAAGTAAGACCTCTAAGTCTCGGTGCATACTTTAATACTATTTCACTAAATTGATTAGCTGTAAAAGTTTGATCTTCATATGCAGGTAAATTAAGAGTACTGGAAATAGCCATATCCACATAGTCCTGGACATCTGCTTGAAATTTAATTCTTCTCTCTGGGTCATCTGAAAGAGAGCTGGATGTTTCAATACTATCAGGATCAAGATCATATTCATCTATGAGCCTCTGAGCTGTAGCATCTATTACATATTCATAATTCCATTTAGTACCATTAGTAAGATACCTTCTTTTATAAGCAACAGCAAACAGAGGTTCGATACCTGTAGTGGTACTGGCCAGGATGCCTATTGTTCCAGTAGGTGCAATAGCTCTGTATTTCTTTGGCCTGTTAATATCAATCTTATCAGATATAGCATTAGCCCCTGCTTCATTAGCTGCCTTCCATGTGTAAAGCCATTCATGCAATTCATCATTCATCTCATAGCTATAGCCTTTCTTTAATAGCCATTCATGAAGACCCATCAAACCAAGTCCTATCTTTCTATTCTTCTCCCGAGTTTTAACAACTCCCTCATAAGGGAGATCAGCTCTGTAACCTCCACAAACTAAGAACTTAGATGCAAGATAAGTAACCCTTGCAAGCTCTACTCTACTTTCAATATTACTAAAGTTAACAGAACCTAAGTTACATACATCACTATCATCCTCTGATGTAAATTCTGTGCAAGCATTCCGTAACGTATCTTTACTGTTCTCACCTAAGTTGATACTCCATCCAGGTTCTGCTGTCTTTAAAGCTTGGGTTATATTATGCATCCATATCTCTTTAGCACGATAATGATACTTATGTTTCTTATCATGAATAGCCTCAAAGAATAAGTCATCATAGTTAACAGAGATATTAGTCATATCTAAGTCAGCAGGGAAATTAAAGTCAGCAGCTTTTAAAGCTTTAACTTCCTCACTCCAATCTTTTGCATGTACGAAATCAAGGCAATCACTATGAAGCCAGTGCAAGGAAGCATACATAGCAGACCTACGAGACCCACCTTGCATTACATTACGTCCTACTTCATTCAAGACTTTCATAAGAGGGATAGGCCCTGATGCAACTCCTCCTGTTCTACCGAGTGGAGCACCAGCAGGACGAAACTTACTATAGTCAACACCAATACCACCACCTGACATAAGACAGGACATAGCATTATGAGTGATACGACACCATTCTTCTCTGGTATCCTCTTGAGCACCCAGACAAAAGCAGTTGTTATAGAAGTTTGCTTCCTGTCCTGCATAGTATAAGTACCTACCAGCAGGTATGAACTTCATCTCATAGATGATCTCAACTAATTCAAGATACTCATTCATAGGTAACAGTCCAGAGCATACCTCTTCAACCAGTCTCTCTGTATTCTCTCGCCAAGTCATACCATTACTATATTTTGCATTGAATATATTCTCAGCAAAAGTGGTTTTAAAAACACTCAAAAGAAACCCCCCTTACCCTGTTATAATATCCACAAGATTTTAGTTCAAAGCAACCACCACGGTAGATGCAATCAGGTACAAGATTGTAACTCAAATTTTTATCTACTTTACTAAGTTCTTTTTGTATAAGTTTCATTACTTCCATAGTCTTTCTGTGTGACTTGAAGCACAATCTCTTTCTTGCCATACTTATAAGGGCCTGTGCATTTACAACCATACCATGATTAGTAGGTGTCCACCTATTGCTATCTTTACTTCCACCTCTATCATCTCTTTGTGTTTTGACAAAGTGAGTACAGCCCACATTGTGTCTTACAAAGTGAGTGCTTACAAACGTAGGTATACCAAGCATAGTAACCTTAAAGATCTGTGTTCTAATAGGAGAGTGTTCACACCTATACATGTCAGGTAGTTTCGCATTAGAATCAGAATCTATAGTCATACTACAAGCCCATTGTAAAAGGCTTTCATCAGTTAGTTTCTCTACTAATACTTCCATAATTAAACATCCTCAATATATTTAGATAAGATATCGGCAGGGTCAAGCTGGTTCATACTCTTAATTACTTTACCATCCTTTTTCTCAGCAGACTTAAACTCATTGTTCCTTACAACAATAATCTGTGCAAGTTTAATAAGCTCATCTAATGAGTAGTTAGTATTGTTAATCTCAAGTAAGATCCTCTCCATCTCCACTATCATATTTTCTGCCCAATCAATAAGCTTATTATAGTTATCAACTTCAATACTAAACATTGTAGGAGTAGGGACTGGACGACAAGCAAACTTAGCTTTAGTACCATCGAGTACAAAGAGGAAATCAGCATACTCAACAGCTTTGTGAGCTAAAGTATCAGCCATATAGAACTCTCTAAGCTCCTCATGAAGCATTTTAATCTCCAATGCAGGATCAAAAGAATCCAGCAGACCTCTTCCTTTATTCCATTTGATTGTTCTTACTTGCATTTGCTTTCCTCCTTCTTTTAGCATTATAAGCAGCTCTCTTCTCAGCAGCAGTTTTATGATTATAGTATATCCATTCTGTCTGTGGAGTAGCATGTATCTGCCAGAAAGTAATAAGCCTCTCTAAACAACTTATTACTTGTTCTATAGTTTTAGCTTTACCCCATCTGGTTACAAGATTATTTACTGAACCTTCCACCTTGTTGCATCCTCTACACATAGCAGCACGGACGTAGCCTGTGTTGTGGTCATGATCTATCACTACATTAATTGGTTTAATTCTTGTCAAGTCTCTACCACAAATAGGACATACTCCATTCTGTTTGGCGATTAGCATACTTCTTATCTTTGGAATTTCAGTTCGTTTCATCTTTACCATAACTCTTTCCTCTTCCTCTTTACCCATGCCTCGGCATCCTCCTTATTGTCAAATGTAGTTTCGATCTGCTTACCCCTTGGTAATCTAACCCTTGCACGGTAATACTTTCCACGTTTTCTTACACCAGTGCAACCTCTGTTCTGTCCCTGCTTGGATGGATCAGAGGGCCTTAAATTGCTTATCCAGTTATGAGTCTTAACTCTATCAAAGTGATCAATACTATATTCAGGTAGTTCACCATGGTATAAGAGGTATACAATCTGATGACCTTTAATCATTTTTCTTTTACCATCTATACTCCCACAAGAACACTGGATATATCCATAAGAATCAGTACCTATCATCTCTTTACCTGTCTTCTTATTAATAATAGTACCGGTTTCAAAATCAACATCAAATCGTTTAGTTATGTTGGGAATGAACTCGCTCCCTCTTTTGGTATACTCCACAACTCTCCTTTCTCAGTTAGCATCCAAGCTAATCTTGCCTGCTCTACTAATCTCTCCTTTGCAATGTCAGGTTTAGAGTAGTGTTCTAAATATGCAACTGATGTTTGATATATTAAATCCTTTTCACAAGTACAATCCTCTAAGAATGTAAAAGCTTTCTTCGGTCCATAACCTGGAATGCCACAATAGTTATCAACAGAATCACCAGTGATAAGCTGTGAGTAAAAGAACTTCAATCCAGCACCACTGAGCTTGTCTAACGTGTTAGACTTTTTCATACCTACCTTAATACGTTTGAATTTACCTAAGCCTTTGTTAACGCCACGGACATAACAGTCTTGTTTGATAAGACCACTACCTTCTATCTTATTCCAAACATAATCTTTCTCCCACTTATTCTTATTACACTTTAAGTTATCATAATTCTTAGCTACTATATCAGACTTATAATTAACCAGTGCTACAAGTCCTCTGGGATCAATAGGTGTAGCTTTAAATAAAGGCCAATATTCATAATCAATTACTTCTGTTTCTTTATACTTAGGTGCAAGATATCCAATAGGATCAACCCATTCTTTCTCTTTCGAATCAGGTGGCAGGTGCATACCAGGTATAATCTTTAAGTCTTTATCCTTTGAGATAATAACAAAGTCACTGAACCTCTTATGCTCTTTTGTCCACAGTATATCCTTACCATGCTCAGCAGCAAATAGCTTATGTCTCCTCCATGCCTCTATTGAAATCTCATCATCAGCTTCGCATCTATCAGATAGCTTAGCATCATGCTCATCTCTTAGGTATTGTTTAAGTTCAGAAAAGAAAGGTGGTTTATCTGTCTTCCTCTGTCCTTTATATACCTTAACTGTTCCAATCTCATTACGAAAGTTATTGGCACTGTCTGTTAGGTAAAGTAGAGCAGCATCACAAGATGCAGCATTAAGCCAAGAAGATAGAAGATAGTTTATATGCTCTATCTTACGTTGCCATATGTCACAAGAGTAAGGATTCTTATCTCTTTTAAATCTAAGATACTCTTCTTCTGTGCTGGTATAACCAACGATGTAAGGGAGAGCGTCAGCATCCACAAGACCAACCAGCTCACCATCAGTAGGCCATACTTTGATCTCATAACTTAAACCTCCCTTAAGGTCTTCTTCATTACATCCATAATCAAAACTAATATCAACCTCCTTTCACCAGATATTACTTAAGGTAAAACCCCGAACCAGTTAGACTGGAACGGGGCAATACAGTAGCGAATCCCTTATAGGGTAAGCTGTTAGAACTTAGAAGTCTTCGTCAGCAGGAGCAGTTGCTTCAAAAGCCAAGAAGTCTTTAATGACATTAACTCTATTCTTTGTCATACGACCTGTCGGATCAAGTTCTCGGGCAGTGATGTAGGCATTAGCACGGGCTTCAAAGTCAGATTCCTGTTCCAACATAATAGCAGCAGTCTTGGCTTCTGACTCGGTATCAAACAAAGTAACTTTACCATCAATCTCAACTGCAAATTTACCAAATACTTCCTGAACATTATTCATAATCATATCCTCCTATGTTTAAGTTATGGAGATAAGTACCTATACTCATCTCCTTTTAATTGTCTTACTGTTTCTGTATCAATACTGGTCTCTAACTATTCAGCTCTATTAAAGAGAGAGGTAACATAAGTTAGTAGTTACCTCCTACTATCACGCTCTATCACTACTAAGCTACTACTACTACTTATCTCTCTATACTCTCTATAACGTTATAGAACTCTCTATACTCTCTTATCTCTCTATACTCTCTTCTTTCTGCCTCTTCAATACTGGTCTCTAATTATTCAGCTTTAGAACTCCTCTTCATCAGTTAGGTTCGTCTCTTTTTCTACGGGTTTCTCAGCCGTTTTATTTTCACTGGTACTATCACCCTCACTGTTTGTCTTTGCCTTTCGTTTGGCAAATTCTGGGTTCTCAGCACGGATTTCGTTAATGATCTCTTCTGCTTTTGATCCTGAATAATTCTCTCCCTCCATCAGAATCATATTCACTTCTCTGATAGGATTCAATTCCAGAATAGCATCCTTCGTGAGCTTATCAAAAGGTACATGCCCAACACCTTCAACCTGTAATGGTTCCATCATCTTAGCAAACTTAGAAGGTAGACCAGAAATACCACCAAAGTTTACATACTTTGGCGTTCCGTCTTCATTCTTAACCTTACTTCCAACACAGTTTACAGTACAGGCAGCACCAATTAAATCATCAAAACCTTTTGCTTCTCCTTTAGGATCAAGTGCCTTAATGAACTTAGTCATAAAAGCTCTATCTCCTTTCTTCAATGGAAAAGGTTTACTGATAGTTAGTGGAGTAACACCATCCTCTTCAAAGTCACCATCCTCTTTTAATTCAAAGACAGCTACTACTTCTGGAAAAGGTTTCTTCTTCTCCTTGTTAAAAGTCTCTCTAAAAAGACCACAATGAATAAGAGACCTCAGTCTTGCTGAATGCTCTCCCAACTCGGGGTTCTTAAAAGCAACTCCTGGTTCTTTAATCTCTTCCTTTGTTCCATAATCAAAATCTGACATACTAATTACCTCCCGTGATTTTGTTTAACTGCTTGATGCTGTTCTTTGCCTGGCCGATCTCGATCTTGTGGTAGCTGATGGCCTCTTTGTTGCTCTTGATTTGAAGTTTAAGTTCATCATTGTGCTCAACTCGATCCTCGATATCCTCGTTAGACTGAGCAACAAACCTACTCAGCTTATCTTTCAAGGTGTTGAACTCTCCAAACAAAGTGCTAAGTGTTAACCGTTCGCTCCTGTCTTTAATACCATCTTCGCCTGTCATACTAATTACCTCCTATTATTTATTACTTGCTTGTTTGTTATTGCTTTTGTTATATCAATACTGGTCTCTAACTTAAAGTCTAACAGTGTTAGACTATTTCAAGATTGTCCTATCCCGTTCTATCATAGTGCAACTAAGTGCTTTTCTTTTAGTTAACCTGAGCACACCTAAGTCTCCTACTCTACGAAGTATGATATGTTTATATGATACCTTAACTATAAGGTAATGCCCTAAGCTATTACCATTAGGTAAGATAATATCAGAGAATGTTGTACCCACTTTCCAGGTAGGTTTACCTTTAATCTTATTTCTTACAGAGATAAGGACAGCAGCCAAGAAGTCCATAAGAAAAGGAGCGATGCAAGGTATCAATACCATTGTAATTAAAGCTGATACTGTTACGTTCATTTGTTACCTCCTTATTGCTTCAAAGATTGTAGCTATAAAAATACATATGATAGGTACAACAACATTCAAAAGCTATGATAGCTAATACCATAGCTCCTATAATAGTACATACTAATTCCATAGTTTCTCCTTTAATGTGTGTCAGCCCATGACTCACCGATCATATACTCACCAGCAGTCGGACATCTTAATCCAAGATACTTACCAGCCCATTCAAGTGCTTTACAATACTGATCACCAATAGGATGATACATCCTCTGGATAGTATAGGTTCGTCTTTCATCATCCTCAAATTCTCCTATAATCTTAGGAGCTGACCAGATACGGCCATCCTCATCTATCATGGTTCTCTTCTCTTCCTTCTTCCAATCCTGATAAGGGATTTCATATGTGAACTCTTCCACCTCTTCTGCATCTATTTCCATCTGTGCTTCATCATGAACATGAGCGACAATGGGGAAGTCAGAGATAGAATCAATGTGACCAAGTGCATTACAAGTATCCTCAACTCTTACCTGTGCCCATTTCATAACAAGAGAGCCTGTCATTTGTAGCAATACATTGAGAGCGGTATGCAATAAGAGATCACCACCTTTTGATCTGATTCTACCCCAACGTCCATCGACTGCCAACAAATACCCAAACTTCTTACCTGCTTTTTCAACTCTTTCGAGCAATGATGTAAGCTTAGGTAGCTCCCGTTTGAATCTATTAACTGCCTTCTCAACGACATTAAAGTCAAGTCCAAGCTCCCTTGCAAGGTTGGGTATACCTGAGCCATAGAGGAATGCATAGATAAAAGTCTTTGCATAGTCTCTCTGGCTGAGTCCGGCAAGCTCTTGATTGTGCGTATGTATATCTCCATTTAAAATAATCTCCTGATACTCTGGATCGTTCATAAAGTGTGCAAGCATTCTAAGTTCTAACCCAGCACCATCGCATCCAAGTACCATCTTACCTGGACCAGCTACAAATATCTTACGCATCTCTTCGCCATACAATCCTCTACTTGGAATGTTCACAACTATCTTATGTCTCAGCCTAAAAGTATTGGTTGCTGCATGGAAAGCTTTAGCTGGTACTCTCCAATGACCTACCTCTGGCCAGCAACCGAGAGCTGCATAGTAATCTTGAGCTTTCTTTTTATACCATCTACTATGCTCATCAAAGCATATAGCCTGAGCTAATAGTCCTCTACATTCACAAGTACCTGATGCTTGCTTACGCCATGTTCCATTTTTATCATAGTAAGCAGGGTCTTTCATATTAAGAATCTGGTTACGTCTTGAACATAGGATATACCAATCAGCAATACCCTTGCACCATTCTGGAATCTCTTTACCTGACTCTTCCCACATTTTAATGGAGTCAGTATCAATCTTACCCGCCCAGGGTACTGGTAGTTCACCGTTGTTGTCCTCAATATATTCAAGTTCAGTATCGTTATAGTTGACACCAACCCAGCCTTGTTTATAGAGTAACTGCTTTACTGAATCTCTGTTACCAAGCGGTATCTCTTCCCATACAGTAGGTGTAAAGGGACCATGAACCGGTGGTACCTCATGTTCATGTGCATAGCCTCTTGCTTCTGGTATATACTTGGTTACGTTCTTTAGATAAGCACCCTTCTTTGTAGTAAGATTCCAGTAAGTAGTTGCATAAGATGCACGTCTCTCATTCTTATCCATAGCTTCTTCATACTGCATGACACTCTTTAACTCTACACCTGGAATAGAAGACATAGCATCTACGTTCTTATCAACCTGATCTTGAGAAAGCTTCTTCATCTTAATACGCTTAGGCATATGTGGTCTAAAAGCTTGTTCAGTTGATTCAACCTTCTCATCTAATTCATTGATAAGCTGAACCATAAAGCCTACATCTACTGCAAAGCCACGTTGTTCTTGCCTTGCTATAGTAAAAGCTATCCTCAACTCACAGTAGTAAGCATAAGAGATGTCAAGACCTGTCAATGGATTAGGTCTGGACTTCTGCTCTCTCCATTCTTCCATAAGAAAGTTAAAGAAGTCTTCACCAATCTCTACGTCTTCACTGCATCTATGAATCATCTCTTTAGATAAATAAGACCAGTCTTCATGGTCTGGTTTAAACCTACCCATACGAATACCATGAGCTCCAATACTATGAGGTCCAGGTAGTTTAATACCAAGGCTATAGGCATGACCAGGTAGTTTTCTTTCAGGATTCAAGACCCTTGATATAACGGCAGTGTCCATTGTCTTGTAAGGAAAGAGATCACTATACTCTGAATCTTTACCTCTCCTCTGGAAATGATTACGATTGAAAGAACCAAAGCAAATCTCTATAGCAAGAGCATCAAAGCCAGCTATGTTCTGGAATATAAGAACTTCACATTCTTCCATAGCTCTTACTCCATCAGCAATAGTACCAGCTTTATAACCTTCTTCAAAATCATCAAGCCAGACTGCATTCTGTCTATCATCAAAGTCATCAAAGAAAGTAAACAGTTCTCCTGTGAAATAATCTTTCAAATGAATAACGTGAATGTCTTCTTTGTGACCTTCTCTTATATCCCATAAAAGACCAACCGCTTCAAGATCACCTACTAAGTACTTATCTTTAAAGTTCATCATCATCATCCCCTTCTTCTGTCCTCATATTACATTCAATACCTGTGAACTCATCATAGTTAACACAGCACAAACATTTCCTCTTATCCTTCTGACTTGTAGCATAATGCAAAGCACAGTAGGTACAAATACAATCATCGCTAATATATAAACCATCTTTCATAGTAAGCTCCTTGTCTAACACTGTTAGACTTATTAAGAGTCTACTTAATTGCAGACTCC